CTACAGAACCCCACTACAGAACCCCCCTACAGAACCCCACTACAGAACCCCCCTGCGGAACCCCACTACTATTCCCTAAACCAAACTAAACCAATCCAAACTAAACCAATCCAAGAGAAGAAAAGGGAATCCAAACCATCGTTTTCCCTTCAATGTCTGAAGGCTTTGAACGAGGAACTTAGGGGCGTTGCGCCAGTGGAGTTCACGCGCAACCCGAACGGCGAATACATCGCGAGCCTTGAGGGGAGATTCACGGTCGATGACGTGCGCGAGATGGTGCGCTTCAAGCGCAAGGAATGGGAGGGGACGAAGTTCCAGCAGAACCTGAATCCAGGCACCCTGTTCTCGCCCGACAAGTTCGAAGGCTACGTAATCGCTTCGAAGATGAAGGAACCCACGAAGAGCATCAGAGGAAGGAAGGTCATGGACGATGAGCTTGCAAGCTACGCTTCTTAGCAGCATCGAACGCTGCAAAGGCTTCTACACCCGCAACTCCGATGACGTTGAGCTTATCGAGCAGGACGAGCAGCGCATCAGGGCAGAGCAGCGCATCAGGGAGAGCGGAATACCGCGCGAGTTCGAGAGGGCAAACATCGCGAGCTGTCCACCCTCGGTGCTGGCGAACGCACGGCAGGTTTACGCATGGTTCCTCGACAACCAGCGTCTAAGGCACCAGGGCAAGCGAACCCAGCCGTGGCACTCAAGCGACCTGCTGCTTGTCGGCAAGGTTGGGCGCGGCAAGACTTACGCAGCCTGCGCTTCGCTTGTTGCCTGCGCCCCAGTGTGCCGCATCAAGTTCGTATCCACTCAGCAGATAGCCGAGTGGGCGTGGAACCGCGACAAGGAGATGCTTAGCCGCTGCAAGGGCGTTGACTTCCTGGTGATCGATGACCTCGGGAACGAGGAGCCGAGGGGCATTCAAGCCGTGAAGGCGATCCTCGATGCCAGGCGATGCGAGCGACCCACGATCGTCACCACGCAGCTAACGCCAGACATCAGGAGCGAGCAGCTCGGCGATCTATACGGCGTTGAGACTGCCAAGGCTATGCAGTCAAGGCTCGCCCTGATGAAGAGCGTGAGCTTCACGGGAGCCGATCGAAGGAGCCGCCAATGAGGTTCGAGATCGATTTCACGCCCACGAAGCGCCGTCCGAGGATCAAGCGCAACGGGCAATCCTACGACCCTAAGGAGAACCAGCGCGAGAAGAGGGCGATGGTAGCGGCGTTCAATGCCCAATGCGGCTCTGTCGCGCCGTTTGAGGGCGCGGTTTCGGTGAAAGTGGACATCTACCGCCGAATGCCCAAGAACCGCCCCCAGAAGCTGCTCAGAGAGTTCGACACGTACAAGCCAGACGCGGACAACATCGCCAAGGCTGTGCTCGATGCGATGAACGGATTGGCATTCGTTGACGATTCGCAGGTCGTGAGCCTTTCCGTCACTAAGCACGACCGAACGCACAGGGATGGAGACATGGTGGCGGTAGAGATAGAGGAGGTCGCGAGATGACACCAGCGGCGCATGCAGAAGCGTACTACAGCGAGGAAGAGCGGGAGAGGATAGCGAGTGCGAAGAAGCTCCGTTGCATCGACTGCGATTCCGCCAGGGCATGGTGCGTTGGCGGGACGAACATGCAGACAGGCTACTGCACGCTCAACGACATGCCGCTCTCGAGCAGCGAGCTGCAAAGCAGCCAATGGGACATGTGCGGGACTGATGCGCTGTGATTACTGACAACGCGAACATCTTCCCACACGCTGCCCCGTTCGATTGGAACAGGAACCCAAGGCGCGTGAGGTGCCCCGTATGCGGTAGGGAGTTCGAGCAGCGAAGCAGGAACAACGTCTACTGCACGAAGGAGTGCAGGAGCAGGCAGAAAGGAAGCCGATGAAGGCAAAGATCAAGTACCACGATGGCGCAAGCAGGATAGAGCGTCACGGCGCTATGTGGGACATGGCTGCAAGCGAGACGGTGACGTTGAGGAAAGGCGAGGTGAGGATCATTCCCCTGGGCGTGTCGGTGAAGCTTCCAAGCGGCTTCATGGGTGTTCTGGTGCCGCGATCCTCCACGTGCCTAAAGCATGGGATCCTGATGGCTAACAGCGTTGGGATCATCGAGAACGACTACAGCGGCGATGGCGATGTTTGGGGGTTCGTTGCCTATGCGATCAGGGACACCGTGATCGAGCAGGGAACGCGAATCGCGCAGTTCATGCCCGTTAGATACGCCGAGGACATCGAGTTCGAAGAGGTTGATTCGATGGGATGCGCAGACCGTGGCGGCTACGGCTCAACGGGCGTTTCGGCAGGATCGGTGGCGAAATAACATGCCAGTCTGCTACTGCAAAAACCCAGGCGGCTATGGGCGCTTTCTGCAAGTGATCGAGCAGAAGCCAGTGAAGCCGAAAGTCGAGGAAGAGCAGGAAGCCGAGCCTGCTAAGCACCTGACGAAGCGCAAGCTTCACCAGCTTGAACCTTTGAAGCCTTCGAAGCGCGAGACGAGGGTTCGGTGCGTTGAGACGGGCATGGAGTTCGAGACGGTCAAGCAGGCAGGCTCTGCGCTTGCCGCGCTCGGATTGGGCAAGGATGCGGCGGTTGCAGCTGCTGCGATAAGCAACTGCATGAGGACGGGCGGCACGGCTTACGGATTCCACTTCGTGAAGGTGGTGGCGTAACCGATGAAGAGAAAGGAATCTGAATGCTATCAGGAATCATAGCCAAGACAACGGAGTTCCCGTTGCAGCTGATCGGATCGGTTGCAGGCGTATCGACCGCCAGGGGCGGCAGCGACGATGACAATGCAAAGAGGGCAAGGCGCTGCTTCAAGCGAGGACACATGAGCGTGTTCGAGCACGTGTCGGTGACATGGCGCATCGAGGGCATAAGCCGAGCGTGCAGCCACCAGCTCGTGCGGCACCGCCTGGCAAGCTTCTGCCAGCTGAGCCAGCGTTACGTTGTGGTCAGCACTGACGCTGATTGGTACGTGATCCCGCCATCGATCAGGGACGATGACCGAATGCTCGAAGAGTACGCGAGCGAGATGTGGCGATGCGCGGAGTATTACAAGTCGCTTTTAGACGATGGAATGAAGCCAGAGGACGCGCGCTACGTGCTCCCAGAAGCCACCAAAACCGACATCATCGTGACGATGAACCTGCGCGAGTTCATGAGCTTCTACAAAGCCAGAAGCGACAAGGCGGCGCAATGGGAGATACGCGAGCTTGCGGAGGATATGATGCGGTCTTTCTACATGCTAGGCGGCGAATGGATGGAGGTAGTCCACATGATCGAGGAGGAGCAGCGATGAGCAGGAAAACGTTTTGCGATATGTGCGGAGCCGAAATCAAAGGCAACTCCGCCAAGATTGTAGCCATTTCGGCTGAATATGGGGATTTGTACGGATGCATCTCAAGCGACGACGCCATGGACGCTTGCGATGAATGCTACACGAGGATTCGCGAGGCAATAAAGGAATGCAGGGAGCGCGGTAGGCATGAGCGATAGCTTGCTCGGGGTCGAGCCGCCAAGGGACGCTAACGGCAAGGTTATACCGTTCGATACGGAGATCCTTTACGGGAATAACGGACTGGTTTTCTATGTTTCGGATTTCCGCTATTCGACAAAGGCGAAAGAATGGTTTGCCAATGGGTGCTATGCGGGAAACAAAAACGGTTGGTGCTACGAAACCAATGACTTCCTGCTTACCCCACCCGACTCATGGGACAAGCTGATAGGTGATCTGAGGAATGCGGCTGAAAAGGATATTGCTACATGCGCGTACCTGAGTCCAGATGGCAAAGGTTGCACTAAATGTCAGGCGAAGGCTACGAGAAACTGCACTCGAAGCGCGTTCGCCGACATCGCAGACCGCATCGAGAGGTTGAGGGGAGCAAGCAATGGTTAGCAACGAAGAGCGCCGCGAGGTGGCTAATTGGCTTCGTCTGTCGGGCAAAAGTCTTGGTTTCGACAATTGCTTTGTGCAGATGCTGTGAGATGTGGCGGGGACTGACCTTCCGCCCGAAGATTTTGACGCGGCTGGTTACCTTGCCGACCTGATCGACCGTCCGACAACCAAGCGTGATGACGTGGGCGGCATCTATTGGTGCCGCCCTCGATGCGGGGCGTTCAACCGCAAAGATGCGGTAACGGATTGCTGCGGCGTGATACCGTCACGCTACTGCGCTAATTGCGGAGCGGATGTGGTCGAATGACTATGACTAGAAAAGCTGGATTCTGCCCTACGTGCGGGGCATCGAAATGCTACCAGAGGTGGCACCCTCACGCCACGACCGACTACTCGCACGAGCTTGTGGATGATGCAAGCTTGTCGAACATGAACACAGCAGACGTATTCAAATGCCCATCGTGCGGCTTCGTCGGGTGCGTGGTCGAGTACCACCAGAGCGGCGGCGGATTCTGGGATTTGGATATCCCGTGCGATTGTGAACCGCGATTCTGCCCCGAATGTGGCGAGAGGATGGTGGGCGAATGACATTCTCCGAGTACATGCAGCTAAGGGAGAGGGCGGAAGCGGCTGGCGTTGGCAATGACGAGTCTCTCGCTCGGTTGCTCAACTACTTGAATCTTCAAGAGTTCGCCACTCTCCGTTTTCAGGAGGGCATGAACGAGATGGAAGCACGGTGCCGAAATCTCGTCAAAGAGGTCGAATCTCGAATAAAAGAAGCGGAGAAGGTGGTCGAATGATCAGCGAGAAAGACAGATCGGAAGCCGTGACAAGTCTCAGGCTCGCCTTGTCGTACATGCGCGATTACGAGGATTGGTACAAGGCTAACGACAGCCTTTTCAAATGCGGCAACGCAGCGTATCGGGAGATAGCGGCGGCGGTCTGCAAGGGGAGGAGACAAGGGAGCTACTTCGACACCGTGAAGCGGATAATCGAGCTTGCGGAACGCCCAAAATCGGTGATGAAGAGCCTTGGCGATTTAAAGTTTGAGGGCAAGATGAGACGCATGCGGTGCTTAAACTGCGGCGCTGTGCATTGGGAGCTTGCTACTAAGACAGTCAGATTCAGCCACTGCCCATATTGCGGAATCGCTATAGACCGATTCATAGAGGAGGAAGATCGAGATGAGCGAGCTTAAGCCATGCCCGTTCTGCGGGAGCGATGACGTATTCTGCGGCATGCTCGAAGAAGTACATTACGTAGAGTGTTGTGATTGCTGCGCCAAGGTCGAGACGTACAACGGCATTGAGGATGCGGTAAAAACGTGGAACACGCGAGCCATAGACCGTGATGAGCTTATGGCGATTGCCGATGAGCTTGAGAACAAATTCTTCGTGGTCTACGACAGCCACGGAGAGATCGATCATGCAGACTGCTTCGTTGAGCGGATCATGAAGGCTGTTGACGCATGATCGCGGATTGCGACACTGGCGGAACATAAGCGTTGCAGCGGGTTCTTTCACGTCACGCCTTTCTAACCGCTGCATCCTTTCGGCAACCCCCTGCTATTTCGGTCGGCAGGGGGTTGTTCTTTTTTTCTGCGCCCTGATACAAGCGCCGATCATCGGGGGCGGAGAGAAAGGAGCTGCATTGAGACAGCAACCGGAGTTGACGGTCGAGGAGGTTCCGACCGATGAGCTTGTGCCTTACGCGAGAAACGCGAAGGTTCACACGAACGAGCAGATCGACCAGATCGTTAAGAGCATCGAGGAGTTCGGATTCAACGACCCAATCGCCGTATGGCACAACGAAGATGGCGCAATGGAGATCATCGAGGGGCATGGGCGCGTTATAGCGGCTAAGAAGCTCGGTCTTGATGTTCTGCCCGTTGTCACTCTCGATCACCTGACCAACGAGCAGCGCAGAGCGTACACGCACGTTCATAATCAGCTGACGATGAACACTGGCTGGGATTTGGACACGCTGAGCTTCGACCTTGACGAGCTTGATTTCGATTTCGAGGGTTTCGGGTTCGATGGCGGGTTCGATGCGATTCAGGATTTGCTCGATGACGATCTTGTCTCGTTCAAGGACGAGTTGGAGAAGAACTCGTTCAACATCACATTGACTTTTCCGTCTGAGAAGAAAGATGTTGTAAAGGCTTTCATTGATGACGCTGGGAAGGATCAGGCAGCTTCAATCATCGTTAAGGCGGCTGAGCAATGGGGGTAAACTGCGGAAGCCAGGTTGTCCTATGCGAGTACCCGATAAGGCTAGACACATACGAAGGCTGCTCTCACGATTGCCGTTACTGCTTCGCAAGGAACAAGCGCGACATAGCAGCGGTTAAACCGCTTCATTGCGTTGAGCAGGTTAAGCGTTTTGCGTCTGGGAAAAGGACGCTCGAAACAAACTGGTGCGATTGGGACATTCCGCTTCATTGGGGGGGTTGTCCGATCCTTTCCAACCGGAGGAGGAAAGGCACAGATGCACCCTTGAGGTTCTAAAGGTTCTGAGCGAGACGCAATATCCGTTCATTGTTAGCACAAAGGGAAGGCTTGTAGCCGAGGAACCGTATCTTACGCTTCTGTCTGAGTGCAATGCAGTAGTGCAGATAAGCATGACAAGTCCGCTTCTTGACAAGCTTGAGAAAGGAGCGCCCACTTTCAAAGAGCGCATAGAGATTGCTTCTAAGGTTTCACCTAATGTAAAGCGCGTTATAGCACGTGTGCAGCCGTATCTTCCGCAATGCAAGCAGACGCTTATAAAGGCTCTTCCAGACATGAAGAGGGCGGGAATATACGGAATCACGATCGAGGGCATGAAGTTCAAGAAGAAGAAGCCTGGCACTGTTCGCTTAGGCGGTGACTGGGCGTACCCAGACGATACGCTAAAGCGCGACTATCTTGAGATCAGATCACATTGCCGCGAGCTTGGTCTTGCGTTCTGGTGTGCTGAGAACAGGCTTAGGAGCCTTGGAGATTCAACGGCTTGCTGTGGATGCGGTGACATCCCTGGGTTCGAGGGCAATCCGTTCAATTGCGTCAGCGTAAAGAACGGCTCTGGTGCTGTCGCTACAGGCAAGATGCGCGACAAAGGCACAGCCAATTGCTTCAGTTCGATAAGCCAAAGTGCTGGAATCTATGATCTTATAAAGCAGAAGAGCTTTTACGAAATGATGAAAGATTCAGCAAAGATGTTCAGCTGACATGCAAGCTACGGTAATGCGTGGCTTGCTTTTTTAAGCGTTTAATTCGTCAAGAAATGCAAAAAAATATTAGAAAAAGCTAATATTTACTGTTTACTTAAACCTTAGAAAATGCTAATATTTAATCATTAAGTAAGGAGGTGACATGCAAAGACGAGAGTTGGTCAGAATCCTAAAAGCAGCGGGGTTTATCTCCAAAGGCGGTACAAACCACGAGAAGTTCTATAAAGGCGGAAAAACGGTTTTAGTGAAGCGTCATAGAGAGATTGAAGACCAGATTGCTAAGAGGATTTTACGGGAAGCGGGGCTTAGATAGCCCCTCCTCCCTACCTTGTCTTTGCATTTGAAAGGAGAAAATCATGTTATATATCTGCGAGTTTGAATTTTTTGATTCTGACGGCTTCATCTGTGCTTTTCCTTGCAATGATATAGGAGCAGGAACTTTTGGAGACAACCTAAACGATGCGGTAGAAAGTGCTGCTGACTGGCTTACTTGCATTGTTGATGATGCTTTGATGAGCGGCAAAGAACTCCCAGAGATTAGCTTCGGGCATGAACCAAGGCACGGCGGTAAAATCATTGCAATTGCAGTATCAAGAGAGCTTGAAGGCATCCCAGCTATTACAGCATCAGAAGCAGCTCGAGAATTAGGGGTTAGCACCGCACGAGTAGCTCAGCTCATAAACGCGGGGTTGCTTGATTCATGGAAAGATGGGACTAAAAGAATGGTTTCAAGAGAATCCGTTAACGCTCGAAAAGAAGATAATCCAAAGGCTGGAAGACCAAAGAATCTAGCTGTGATATAGTGACCTCACTGATTCTCGTCAGTGCATGTGAAACCCCGCTTCGGCGGGGTTTTCTTTTGCCCTGCTACATGACGGCAGAATCAGTGTCATGGCTAAAGAGAAATGCACAAAGGACGTAATCAGGATCGCCGTGAAGCTCAAGAAGCACGGCGCTTTGGACAAGGACATCGCCCTTGCCTGCGGCGTATGCCCTCAGACTTTCAGCACGTGGCTGCACCATCCGCAGACTGCCAATCAGCGCGAATTTTCCGAAGCCGTCAAAAAGGTCGAGGTCGATTTCAAGGACAAGCTGACGCAGATCATCATGCGCGATGCGCAGGAAAGGGACTGGAAAGCGGCGGCGTGGCTGCTTGAAAGGAAGTATCCCAACGAGTACGGCAGGGTAACCAGGGTCATCGATGATTCGGGCGATTCCGAAGAGGTTCCGCGCATCGTGTTCAACCCGAAGAAGGGCGGCAAGGGATGAGGAGCATCAACCTAGCCGACCTGACGATCAGCAAGTTTTACGGCGTTGTGGAGAGCGCATTGAACCACGACCACGGCGAGTTTTGGCTGATGGGCGGTCGTGCTTCGCTCAAATCGAGCGTCATCAGCCTTCTTATCGTCTGCCTGATCGTTGCGTTCCCGTGGGCGAACGCCGTTGTCGTTCGGCGCTTCGGGAACACGCTTCGCGATTCCGTTTACGCGCAGATCATATGGGCGATCGACATCCTGGGCTTGTCGAGCTTCTTCCACGCGAGGGTTTCTCCGATGGAGATCGTTTACGTTCCCACCGGGCAGAAGATCGTTTTCCGAGGGATGGACGATCCCCTAAAGATGAAGGGCGTGAAGTTCGTTAAAGGCTACTGCGCCATTCAGTGGTTCGAGGAGCTTGACCAGTTCGAAGGCTGGGAAGCCGTGAGAAGCGCGTTGAAGTCTTTCAAGCGCGGCGGCTCGGTGTTCTGGACTTTCTATTCTTACAACCCGCCTAAGACGCTTTGGAGCTGGGTAAACCGCCAATGCCTTGAGATGCAGCGTAAGCCTGGTTGCCTGGTGCATCACAGCACGTACCTAGACGTTGTGGAGGGCGGTCACGCCGATTGGCTTGGAGAGCCCTTTATCGAGGATGCCGAGTGGTTGAAGCGGACCGACCCCACCGCATACGCATGGGAGCTGATGGGCGAGATCACGGGAACTGGCGGCTCGGTGTTCGACAACATCGTTGAGCGCAGGATCGGCGATTCGGAGGTTGCAGGGTTCGAGCGCGTAAGGAACGGCGTTGACTGGGGTTGGTTCCCCGACCCGTGGCGCTTCATTCGCGGCGAGTGGGTTCCGCGAGAGCGCAAGCTGATCCTGTTCGAGGAGCATTCGGCGAACAAGAAGCTTCCGAAGGAAACGGGCGAGATCGTAAGGCGATCGCTGACTTACCCCGATTACCAGGGCGGCACAGCCTACACGCACAAGGATGTTGTTTGGTGCGATGACACGGCTGACGGCAAGCAGCAGATGGCGGATTACCGCCGAACCTTCGGGATCAACGCGAAGCCAGCGAGGAAGGGAAACATGCGGCGCATAAGCTACATGTGGCTCGCAGGCTTGCGTTCCATCGAGATCGACCCCGTTAGATGCCCCAACGCCTTCGAGGAGTTTCGATTGAAGGAGTTCGAGCGCAACAAGGCGGGGGAATGGATTGACGAGATTCCAGACGGCAACGACCACAGCATAGATGCCGTCCGTTACATGATGATGAGCGATGTTCTGAGGAGCGCATAAGTGGCAAGCGAAGAAGTAGACTACACGGTTCCGTTGCACGTTCGAAAGTACCTTACGAGCCTAGGGTACGAGCTGTGCGATGGCGTTATGACCGACCTTATAGACCAATGGCGGGACTGCTACGCATCGCGCGGAGAGTTTTACGACTACCACGACAAGGACGGCATGGGGCATACGCTCAAGATTCACCGCCGATCCTGCAAGCCTGCGAAGCGCGTATGCAAGGAATGGGCGGCGCTTATGTTCAGCGACCCTATCACCGTCTCATGCGATGACGAAGCCTGCAACGCATGGCTCGCCGATTACCTTGAGGGGATCAACTTCTTCGGGAACGGTAAGCAGCTTGTGCAGGATGCTTTCGCCCTCGGCACTGGCGCGTGGGCGCTGTGGCTCGATCTTACGGGGCAGAAGATGCAGGTTCGCCGATACAAGGCTAAGCAGGTTCTGCCGCTCACGTGGGACGATGACGGCGTTACGGAATGCGCGTTCACGAGCCGTGTTGCAATCGGCGGCAAGGTGCTCGACCAGGTTCAGCTGCACGTATCAGAGCCTGACGGCTACCACATCAAGACTGTTCTGTTCGACCGCAAGACGAAGAAGCGCGTAGCCGTTGACGGCGTTGTTGACGATCTAGCCACTGGATGCGAAACTCCCACGTTCGCGCTTGTGAAGCCTGCAATATCCAACACGTTCGTTGACATCACGCCTTACGGGCAGAGCGTTTTCGCCGATTCGATCGATGAGGTTCAGGCGGTCGATCTTTGCTTCGATGCGATCTTCAACGAGGTCGATCTTGCTAAGCTCCGTATCTTCATCGATGACATGCTCATCGATGTGCAGGACAAGGACGGAAACCGCCAGGCTATCCCGTTCGGCAAGAACGACAACACTGTATATCGCAGGGTCAACGGCGTTGGCGATGGTCAGCCTATCGTGCCGTTTGCACCTCAGATGCGCACCGAGCAGCAGGTAAGCGCATACCGCCTGGCGATACAGAAGCTTGGCGATGACTGCGGGTTCGGAAAGAAGTATTTCGACATCGATGCGGCAGGCGGCATGAAAACCGCTCAGGAAGTCGTTTCCGACAACGCCGACCTGATGCGAAACATCAGAAGCCACGAGCGGCTAATGCAGGGAGCGATCGCCGACATCTGCCGCGCATTGTGCCATTGCGCAACGAGGTTCCTCGGCGCTGGTCTGGGCGATCCTGGCACCATTACGGTCAACTGGGACGATTCCGTGATTGTCGATACGCAGGCTGAGAAGGCGCAGGATCAGAGCGAGCTTAACGTGACGCTGAATCCTTGGGAGTACCGCAGGAAGTGGTACGGAGAGAGCGAGGAGGAAGCGAAGGCTAACGTTCCTGGCGCTATCGCAGAGGACGATTACGCAAGCTTCGGTGAGCAGTAATGCTTGACGAGGAGAAGGACGCTAGCGCCGAATCGGAGGACGCTCTAAGCGACATGGAGCTTGCTATGCTCATCGCCACTGCTTCTGCCTTGCTTTCCGCTCCGATAGCGCACAAGGCTATCAGGAAGAGCGGGAGGGCGCTTCTCGCGAAGTTGCAGCAGATAGCGGGGGCGAACCGAGAATCCGTTAACGAAGCCATCGATCACGACTTCCGAGGGAGCTTCATACGCAACTGGCTTGCAGACGTTGAGGACGCTGGGAAGTCCACACCGAAGGCTGCAAGCCTTGCCGCGAAGAGGGCGCAGCAGAGGGCAAGGAAGCCGATTGCAAGCGTTCAGCGGTACGCAGCCAAGATGTCGCAGCAGATGGCGCAGAGCGCCTACATGGAGTATCTAAAGATTGCTTCGGAAGCGGCATTTGCGTCAACGGGAAACATCGATGATCCAGGCGTGGGATACGAACGGGCGCTGTCGGCAGGCATAGCGAAGATGGCGCGTAATGGCTTGACGGCTTCGACCTACACGCGCAAGGACGGTACGGTTGTGCATGTTCCCGTTGACGTGGGGATCAGGAGGGCGATTGCGGCTGAGGGGCGCGAGCCTAAGATCAAGGCAACGCTCGATGCCGCTGACAGCTCGTTCGGTTTGGTCGAGGTCAGCAAGACGGCGAACCCCCGCGACACGCACCACCGCTGGGAGGGGCGCGTTTACTCCACGGGCGCTAGCACCGCAGGCTTCCCGAGCTTCGAGGAGGTCGTAGGCGATCAGATCAACGACTACAACTGCGGTCACCGCATCCGCGTTTTCAACCCGAACATTGGGCGGCGGTTCTCCGACCCGCTTGAGGGAACGGGATACACGGCTGAGGAATCGGCGGCGCTGCACACAGAGCAGGCGAAGCTTGAGAACGAGATTCGAAAGCTGAAGCGCGAGCATGAGGTGCTTCACGGCATGAAGCTCGATACGGATGACGTTAACCGCCGTTTGAAATACAAGCGCGGCGAGCTGCAATCTCTGATAAACAGGCATCCGAAGATATTGAGCCGCCGCGAATGGCGCGAGTACACATACGAGACGGCAAGGCGCGAGCTCGGTCTTTACGGAAAGGTTCACCTCGACAAGAACCAGCAAATGACGGTGATGCTGAAAAGCGGAACGGCATATGCGCAGAGCAAGATACGCAAAGCTGAAAGGGCGAAACTTGTAGATAGGGCGCTTGCGGACAACTCAATTGCGATGATGGAAAGGCGCTCAATGAATGACAGGCAGTTCAGGCTGAATGCTAGGAAGCTAAAGAAGGAAAAAGGCTTTTTCGACATTGCGGCACACGGATTGCCTGGATACGTGGAAGCATATGGTAAGCGAATTGATGCAGAAACAGTTTGGGATATTGTGCGGAAAAGCGATGGATACAGCGGTGAGGATATTCGCCTTTGCGTGTGCTTTGGAGCCGTGGAAGACGAGAACGGTAGGTCGATAGCTCAGGAGCTTGCCAACATATCGGGCAAGAAGGTGAAGGCGGCTACGAAGTTCTTCTTCATTCGCCAAGACGGTTCGTATTACGTTGGCAGCGATTTCTGGCATTCGGATGGTAAAATGGAGCTGTTCGAGCCGAAGGGAAAATCATGATTGGAAGCGAGAAGAGATTCGAGAAGGCGAGCGATGCCCTTCTTTCCATGCAGACGGAGATAGCGTCCGCGATGGAGCGCCTGTCCGAAACCCCGTATGCGGTCGCTTCAACGCAAACCTATGATATGGTCACTGGCGAACAGCTCGGTGCCTTGTGCGCGTACATCCATGACGGGTTCGGCTGGACTTCGGAAGACCTTTACAACTTCAAACATTACGGGTTGGTCGATTACAGCAGCGAATACGCAAAAGCCGCATTCGAGCATTTTCTTGAGCTAGTTTCCGCGTAATTGACATTCAGAACCCCGTTTTTGTGGAATACACGCAAAAACGGGGTTTTATTTATCCATTAAGCCGTTTCCGAGGTCGATAGATCGAAGAAGCGGCTTCTTTTATGCGATTGCTCAGGATTGCGGAAAACCAGCAACAGGCATGAGCAAAGCGCCATAACCGATGAAAGCCGCAAAAAAGCGGCTTTTCTTTTGCCTATAAACAGGATTTCTGTTCATAGACCAAAAAAACGGCTTGTTTTTCGGTCTATCGCCCTGACGCATCAAAGCGCCCTGCGACACGCAAATAGATTCTTCCTTGCTTGGGATAGCGCAAAAAACCCACCTAAGAGCGGAGAGAACCGCGCAAACAACCACTAGGAAGGAACAGGAATGCAAAAGCAAAACGATCCAGAAGAGAACAAGCTTTCTGCGCAAGGAGCAGGCGGCAACGCCAACGGTGAAGGCGCACAGGGCGATAACGCCAATGGCGGCAACGCCAACGGTGAAGGCGCACAGGGCGAGGGAAACGATGGCGATGACGGCAAGGTGCTAGACAGCCACGGTCAGCCAGGGATCAACAAGGAGCGCCACGACAAAGAGGTTGCCGAGTTGAGGAAGCAGATCGAGGAATTGAAAGCCGATGCCGCAGAAGCCGCCGAATCGAAGGCTAAGCGCGCTGAGTACGAGCAGAAGGTCAGCGACCTTGAGGGCAAGCTTGCCGATTCCGAGCTGTCGCGAAAGCTTGAGAAGGTAGGTTGCCGATCCGTCAAGGCTGCAAAGGCTCTGCTTCCCGATTATGACGGAGACGTTGAGAAGCTACGCGCTGCCGAGCCGTTCCTGTTCGAAGAGGTCAAGCCTACTGGCTCCACGGGATTCAAGCCGAAGGCGGCTGATCCCAAGGACGATCAGGAGGAGCTTGACAAGCTATTCGGAATCAAGAAGTAAGGAGCAATAATGCCCGTAAACCTCGGAGATTACGCATCTAAATTTACTACGCAGCTCGATACCATCATCGAGCGCGAATCCCTGACCTCCGACCTCGGAAACGGCGATCTGCTCGGTGAGTTCACCGATGCAGGCGAGGTCAAGGTTCCCGACATCGTTGTCGAGGGACTGGCTGATTACAGCCGAACCGATGGCTTTGTGTCCGGCGGCTACAACTTCGGTTGGCAGACTTACAAGCTTCGTTACGATCGCGGTCGAGAGTTCAACATCGACATTCTCGATGACGAGGAACGCGCGAAGATCGTCTCCGCTAACGTGATGAGCGAGTTCACGCGAACCAAGGTCATCCCTGAGATGGACGCTGTCCGATTCGCAACCATGCACGAGCACGCAGGCGTTCAGAAGGCAGAGACTATCACCACGCCCGAAGCAGCCGTGAAGGCTGTCGAAGCTGCTGAGAACAAGATGCAGGACATCGGCATCGACCTCTCTGGCGTTGTGCTCTACTGCACCAGCGAGTTCAAGTCGCTTCTGCGAGCAGCGCAGAATTACCGCATGAGCCAGGGCGAGAACCCCAACGGTCGATTCAGCTTCTACGATGACATGAAGATCGTTCCCGTGCCTTCCGCTCGATTCCAGACGAAGATCGAGCTGCTTGACGGCACCACTTCCAGCGAGGAAGCAGGCGGCTTCAAGGCTGCTTCCGATGCGAAGCTGATCAACTTCATGCTGGTCGATCCTTCTGCTGCACTGGCGATCCAGAAGCACCAGACGCTTCGCTACTTCGCTCCCGCAGTCAACCAGAAGCGCGATGCGCATCTTTGGCAGTATCGCGTGTTCCACGACCTCCTCGTTCTCAAGAACAAGAAGGACAAGATTTACGCTTCCGTCCCCGCAGCTTAGGAGGGGTTTATGTCAACAATCGTAGGAACAAACGGCACAGCAGAGCAGAAGCCTAAGCGCAAGCGCAAGCAGAAGCCTGCCGAAGAGGTCAAGGCTGAGGAAGCCTTGCAGCCTGCCGAAGCGGAATCCGAAGCCGAAGCTGAGGAAACGGAAGGCGAATAGGCTAATGGGCGCATTCGACCCAAATTACGAGGAATACAAAGCCTTCGGCGGCACGTTGGAGAGCGCAACGTTCTCCTCGCTGCTGCCCAAGGCTAGCGCCCTTGTCCGCGACCTTGAGTTCCCGAACGAGCCATCTGATTCGAGCGCGGAAGCGCACAAGAGGGCGGTCTGCGCTGCCGTATCTGCCTTTGGCGAGAGCCAGGCATACGCTGGCGGCGGCTTCTCGATCGGCTCTTTCAGTGTGAGCGGCGGCGGCTACTCCGAATCGGTGCAAGCCGTGGCAGATGCGGCAAGGCGCGAGCTTGTAGGCTCTGGCTTGCTGTTCAAGGGGATGATCCTATGATCCCACCAATCCCAATATCGGTGCGCACATCCAGCGTTCAGGTTCGCAAGCCTGTTGAGAGCGATTTCGGCGGCGAGTACGGCGAGCCTGAGACGATCGAGAACGTGCGGTTCGAGGGCGTTTCCGCGATGGTTCGCGATGAGTACCGCCTTGTCGATGGCGCTAAAGGCTTGCTTTGGGTCGATGCAACAAGCAAGGGCGCGTTCGCGATCCCCGAAGGCTCGCTTGTGTCGGTTGACGGCGGCGAGTGGCTAACCGCCGCTTCCGTTGCCCCGTTCAAGGGTTTCGGAACGCGCATACACCATTGGGAGATTCAGCTGTCATGAGCGATGGGATGCGTTTCAAGGTCGAGTTCGATGCCGAGGAGCTTCTTGGGCGCTTTGTGCCGGAGAACGCGAAGAAGGTTCTGCTCGATGACATCAAGGCTGATTCGAGCGAGTACGTGCCAGTGCGAACGGGAAACCTCCGCAATGATTCTGTGGTTGTAGATGTCTCGGACGGCTCTGTCTCGTGGACGGCGGAGTACGCGCAGGCAGTGTACGAGATGGATCACGTAGTATCGAAGGGGAACGACAAGGGGACTGGGCATTGGTTCGAGGTGGCTAAGGATAACCATCTAGACCAGTGGATTCAAGACGTTAAGGACGCTCTGTTCTCAAGATGAAACACACTATCGACCTACCGATTGCAGCAAGGGACGCTATCAGGGCGTGGGGGTTCTCGGACGCTGAGTGCCGCAGGCTCGACACCATGACGGGCAAGAGCGGGATCGTTGTTCGGCACATCGGAACAACGGTTTCGAGCGCCTATTACAGCGGCGAGCGGACGCTTCGGTACGTGTACCAGGTTGTGAGCCGCAGGACATCTGCGGCGCAGGCGATGGAGGAAGTCGCAACAATCGCGTACATGATGGAGCACATGCCGCTGACCAGCTCAAACGGCTCTTTCCGCTGCATCGATCAAGAGATTTACACGGAACCGCACGAGATAGCGGTTGACGATTCAGGCTATCACGTTTGGGCGGTCGGCTTCGTTGCCGAGATCGTGCCGAACAGCCGATAAGGAGGAATCACATGGACATCGGATTCGCAATGAACTATGCGAACCTTTACGAGATCAACACCACGCCAGAAGCAGCGGCTCCAACGTGGGAGCGCGTTGCCGCAGGCATCAACTCCGTTGAGTGGGAGGGCAACGAGGAGGTTGCTCAGGATTCCTATTACGATGGGGACGGTCTTTCTTCTTCGGAGGTCACTGGCGGTCAGATCGTTGGAACCTTCGAGGGGCATCGAATCCACGGCAACCCCGCGCAAGACTTCATCGCTTCCCGCCTGGTTGCCTACGGCGCAGACCGTAAGACGGATTTCAAGTGGATTGCGCCAGACGGTCAGACGCTTGAAGGCATCGTCACTATTGCGAACATCAATCCGCAGGGCGGCGATCCAAACGCCAAGTCGGACTTCGGATTCGAGGTTCACTTCAACGGAATGCCGAGCTTCACCGAGGGCGATTCCGACACGTTCCCCGAAGCAATCCAGGCAACCGCAGTAACGGTCAAGGTCGGCGAAACCGCAAGCGTGAACCCGACCATCACGCCTGAGAAGGCTTCCCCCGCCGTTGTCTACGCGATCGAGGACACGAAGATCGCAACCGTTGACTCTAACGGCACGGTTAAGGGCGTTAAGGCAGGCAAGACGAAGGTAACGATCAAGTCTTGCGTTCGCCCGATCATCGCGATTCAGGCAGATGTCACGGTGTCTGGCTCTTAAGCCACGCCGTGCGACAAGCCACAAAGATATAGAGCCGTCAGGGGCAAGCACCGCACCGCTTCCCCTGGCGGTTCTTTTTGTCTGCGGGTGCGGAAAACGGATAGCGAGGTGCGGCATATGGCAACCGTAATTGGGCTTAAGAAGACAAAGCAGGAGATCAAGATCGATGATTCCCCTGATTCCCCGTCCTTTGTGATGGACATGGGCGCAACGAGCGTATGGGGCAACGCGCAGAAGCTGCATTCCCTGCTCGGAGATGCGCGGAAGATCGAGCTTCTTCTGAGCGAGATCGATGAGGACAACCAGGCGCTTGCGGATGAAGCGGTTGCCAAGACCAACGAGCTTTATGAGACGATCATCGATTCCTATCTTGAGGAAGGCGCATACCAGCAGATCGTTGATTACATTTCTGGCGGCAACCGAACCGATGCGCTTTTCGCCCTGGCTCCGCTGATCTCGTTCTTCACCGAGAAGACCGTTGAGGTCATCGGCGAGCTTGCTAAGGGCGCTAAGGAGAGGTACCTGGCAGATGTTGCAGCGCAAGCGTAGTAGGAAGCCAACGGCGTTCCTGTACGGCGGCGAAGAGGTTCTTGTCTTCGCCGATGCGCGAACATCGCTCAAGGTGATCGACCTCTTCAACGACGGCGAGCTTTACGAGGAGCTTAAAGCCGAGATATTGCTTCGCCTTCTCTTCCCTGATCCTGCGGGAACGGTGAAGCGGCTCGGTGCAGGCTTCAAGCCGTTTCTCTCCGAGCTGCTTTGGGAGCTTTGCGGACTGGATGTTGACGGTACGCACAGCGGCGATGCAGGCGGTGAGCGCGTCATCGACTTCAAGCACGATTCCGAGCTTATCAGCGCATCGGTGATGGCTGCATACGGTCGCTCTTTTGACGAGCTGGCGAGCCAGTGTACCCTGCGCGAGCTAACCGTGCTGCTCGGTCTTGCGCCCTATGAGACACCGATCGGGCAGGCGGTCTATTACCGCACGGCGAAGCCGCCGAAGGCAACCAAGTACAACAAAGAGGAAGTCGCTAGGTTCAAGCGGCTCCAAGAACACTACCGGATTAAAGACCAGGTGCGGGTTGGGGATTCGATGCAACGGCAGTCGCAGGCTGCCTTCGATGCTTTCAAATCGCTCAGCATATCAGCGAAAAGGGGTTAGCCTATGGCGGCTGACGGCACCGTAACAATCAAAGCCATCCTCGATGCCGCTGGGGTCACTGGCGGCATCAAGCAGATAAAGCAGGGTCTAGCGGACGTTAAGGACGCTGCAAGCAAGGTCACGTTCGAGGAGCTTAAGACTGGCGGCACCAACGCCACGGCTCTAAGCGGATCGTTGAAGAGCCTGGGCGGCACGGTAACGCAGCACGTGACCATGCCCATCGCGGGCATGGGTGCGGCTATCTTCAAGAGCGCGTCCGACTTCGACACGGCTGCAAGCAAGATGGCGGCTTCGCTCAACCTCCCGAAGGAGACGGCTGAGGAGTTCAGCCGAATCGGGCAGGGCATCTACACAAACGGCTGGGGCGAATCGCTCGGCGAGGTAAACGATGCTCTCTCGTACACCGCCCAAACGCTCAAGAACACCAGCGGAAACACGCAGGAATGGCAGAAAGACTGCGAGATCGTAACGCAGAACGCGCTGGTGATGGCTGATGTTTTCGGCGCTGACGTTAGCGAATCTGTGCGCGGCACGAATGCCTTGATGGAAGGCTTCGGTCTTTCTGCGCAGGAAGCAAGCGACCTTATGGCTGCTGGTATGCAGCGCGGCTTGAACTACACCGATGAGCTGGGCGATAACCTGTCGGAATACTCCGTCCGCTGGGGCGAAGCGGGAATGAGCGCAAGCCAGTATTTCAGCTTGCTCGAAGCAGGAACCGCGAACGGCGCCTACAACCTCGATAAAGTCGGGGACTTCCTCAACGAGTTCCTTACGTCACTCTCCGATGGTCGCATGGAAGCGGGGATAGGCGCATTCAGCCAGGGAACGCAGGATGTTTTCAGATCATTCCAGCAGGGCGGCGCAACAGCTCAGGACGTGCTGAACGCCGTTGTGGGCGAGCTTGGGTCGATGCCAGACCAGTACCAGGCGGCGCAGATTGCGTCCGAAACGTGGTCATCGCTCGGCGAGGACAACGCAATGGGGATGATCGAATCGCTTGCGAACGTCTCAGACACCTTCGGGGGCGTTGACGGCGCTGCAAGCGAGATGGCAGACACAATGAGCCAGAGCCTAGGGGCGCAGGCTACTAGCGCGTTCCGCGAGCTGATGGCTGCATTGGAGCCTTTGGGAGAGCCGTTGGTGAACATCGCCAAATCGCTTGCTCCCGTGGTGAACGGCTTCGCGCAATGGTTCGCATCGCTCGGGAGCGGTGGGCAAACCGCAATCGCCGTTATCCTCGGGATCGTTGCGGCAATCGGTCCATTGCTCTCGCTCGCTGGAACCGTGATAACCGTCCTGCCGATGCTCGGCGGCGTGTTCGCGGCTATTGCAAGTCCCGTGGGAATCGCAATCGCGGCAGTTGTTGGCGCTATCGCCGTTATCACGATCCTTTGGAACACCAGCGAGGAGTTCCGCAACGCCGTAATGGCGATCTGGGACGGCATCTGCCAGGCGTTCTCTGCTGCTGGCGAGTTCATCGGCGCTGCAATCCAGGGAATCGTTGACTTCTTCGTCAACCTTGACAACACGATTGCGAGCTTCGCAGGGGCGGTTGTGAACTTCTTCACGGTGACGATCCCCGAAGCGTTCAATTCCTTCATTGAGTTTTTCGCTTCGATCCCCGAAGCCATCGGAACGTTCTTGCAGACGATTATCGATAGCGTTGTCAACTGGGTTTTGCAGATGGTGCAGAACGCGTACAACGCAGGCTCGCAGTTCGTGCAGACGATCATCGACTTCTATTCTCAGCTTCCTGGCAGGGTCTGGGAGTTCCTTTGCAGCGTTGTGTCGAACGCGGCGAACTTCGTTTCTCAGATGATCGGCAAGGCGCAGGAGGTCGGCTCCCAGTTCCTGGGCAAGATCGTTGAGTTTTACTCTCAGCTTCCTGGGCGCGTCTGGGCGTTCCTTAGCGATGTCATCGGCAAGGCGGCTAGCTTCGTCTCCGAGATGGCGGGGAAGGCTAGGGACGCAGGCTCGCAGTTCATGTCCAACATCGTCAACACGCTCTCTCAGATTCCTGGCATGGTTTGGAACATCGGATCAAACATCGTCAGCGGCATCGTTGGCGGTATTCGGAGCAACATCGGGAGCATCGCCAACACGCTGTTAGGCGGCGTGAGGAACGCCATCGACAACGTGAAGTCGTTCCTCGGCATTCACTCGCCATCGCGCCTTATGCGTGACCTTATCGGTAAGAACATGGCGCTCGGCTTGGAGATCGGCTACGAGCGGAACGACCCGATGGGCGCAATCGTAGACAGCGTCAAAGGCTTCGCATCTGACGTTAAGGGCGGCTTCGATTGGTACGCGAGCAGCAAGACGCTTGGGTGCCTGCAAACCGTCCCAGCAACGGCGGCGGTTGGAAGCGGTGCGGTGAGCACGACCAACAACAACACCGCGACAAACAACAGTTACACGTTCAGCGGTGACATCGTGATCAAGTGCGATGACGCTGAGCAGGTTCACGACATGGGCGAGCTTGCCCGTGCGATCATGAAGGCAGGTGGATACCGTGGCTGACGCATACAGCTCATGGATCGTTGAGTGGCACGGCGGCAAGACCAGGGCGTACGTCAACGCCTGGGTCGAGAGCCAGACCGACAAGAAGGCTGTTATCAGAATCCAAGGCTGCTGCAACGCGTGGAGGATCACGCAGTACGGGCGGCGAATCAGAATCTACGTTGACGGCAGGGAAGTCGGCACCACTACCGATGTGGTGTTCTCGCGCTACGGTGCGGGGAACTTCGGCTGGATCGACAAGCGCGTTACCGTTGATCGCCAGAGGAACGGTCGCAACGTCACATGCTCCTGTCTGATCAAGAAGGAAGTAGTCAACGGCTACGGCGCATCGGGCAAGGACGAGCAGCGCACCGCTTCGGTAAACGTCTGGGTCGGCGCCGCGATCCTTCGCCCTCCATCAAAGCCTGGAAAGCCGAACGTCTCTCGCGGCAAGGCTGGGATCATCAACGTTGATTGGGAGAACAACGCAGCGAACGCCGTCAAAACGCAGGTTCAGCGCATGGAGTACGGCGGCGATTGGGCAACTGTTCTAAACGATTCGAACGTTGTCACGAGCTACAGCGATTCGGTTGGCGCGGGAACGTTCGCCTACAGAGTTCGATACGAGAACGCAGACGGATACTCTGGCTGGTCTGACGTATCGGAGTTCATCACGAGCCTTCAAGCACCAGCGGTGCCAACGATTATCTCCCCTTTGAACGGAGACACTCTCAACATCTCTGACGGCAACCCAACGCTAAAGTTTGCCCACAACCCGCAGGACGGCAGCGAGCAGACGGGCGCCCAGGTTCGGTGGCGAGCCGACACGGAAACCGATTGGAAGACGGTGACGCTAACAACGGAATCGTCCCTGCTGCTCAACGTCATCACCGATGCAACGGTGAACAAGAACATCACGTGGCAGGTTCGCACAAAGGGCGCATACGATGGCGGGGGAACGGCTGAGAATGCGTGGTCTGCGTGGAGCGCAGCGATCACCTTCTTCATCAGAACGGCACCTCAGATCACCGTAAGCGTTGCGGATAAGATCACCGAGGTTCCCGTCTCCGTGTCGTGGGACTACGAGGACGCAAGCGGCACACAGGCTTACTATTCCGTGTCTTTCGTAAACGATGACGGCGTGGTTGTGTACTACGAGCGGTTAGAGGGAGCTGACACATCGGTCGAGATCAAGCCTACGGACTTCACGCCCGTTCATCAGCGCACGTACACGGTCGAGGTTTTGGCAGTGTCCACAACGAGCCTTCAAGCGGTTGATTCCGCTTCGTTTACGGTCGATTACACCCCGCCAGCTGACCCAGTGTTCTCCGTGATGCTCGATCCTGACACGCACTCGAACGAGGTAACCGTTTACGACACCCTCAACGCCGTTGCAACCGAGCATTTCAACGTGTTCCGCGATGGGGAGCTCGTGGCAGAAACGCTATACGATGGGCAAAGCTTCGTCGATGTTCTGCCGCCTTTGGACAAGCCGATCACGTACCGTGTCGTTGCCTACGCTGCTTCTGGAGCGGTTGCGGAAGCTTCGCAGACGGTGAAGGTGCCCTCAAACGGCTTCCTTTGCGTGAACTACGGCGCGGGGAACGCCAAGGTTGCGAAGATGCGAAGGAACCTGAGCAACCCAGATGGCGTTAAGGGCGAGAAGGTAATCAGAACCGTTGCAAGCTCGAAGCTACCGAAGGTTTTCTATGGAACCCACAAGACAAGGGAGAACACGGCTAAGGCTGACGTTTGGGCATTCCGCGATGTTCTTGGCGATGGCGATCTGGCAAGCCTTGCCGCGTTCATCGAGCTTGAGAACCACAACGGTGACGTGTGGCTGCGCTTCCCGTTCGGCGATCTGATCCTCGCAACGATCGACACATCGCACGACATGGACACTGGATCGCGCAACTGGGCAAGCGTCTCGATCGATTGGCAGGAGGTTTCCCGATGATCGACATGAACAAGGGAGGTCGAACGACCTCCTGGCGCTTCGTCCGCGTTCGGCGCGTGATTGGCTGGAAGTCGGAAGCCTACGAGGACAACGCCTACGAGGAAGTGGGAACCGTAAGCGGCATCACGTCATGCCGAATCGAAGAAGCGCAGCTCACGAGCCTTAAGGTTTCTGGCTCGATCGAGTACGTTGACATGCCCGACCTTGGGGACGATCTTCTGAGGGTTTACGCCGACATGGAGCTTGACGGCGAGGTCGAGTCCAAATGCTACGGTACTTTCTTCGTTTACTCTAAGAGCGAGGATGTTTGCGAAGGCTCGCACGTGGGAACCGCCGACCTTTACAGCGTCCTTGTGCTGCTTGAGAAGCGTCTGCTTGAGGGCAACTACGCAGTAGGTGCGGCGTACACGGCTAATTACCTCCCCGTTGTGTCCGAGATGGTGTACGAGGTCGGCTTGCCGCTTATGCTCACACCAGGCGGCTGGGAGGTTGCAGCAATAAAGACATGGGAGGTCGGAACCTCCTTTCTTGAGATGGCGAACGACATCATGGAGCTTTACGGATACGGCTCGCTCAACGTTGACGTTTGGGGGAACGTCATCGCAAAGCCTTACCAAGACCCTGAGACAGCTGTTGCGACCACGGTTTTCAGCGACACCGAAGAGGATGTTTCGGACGAGAAGATCAAACGCGAATGGGACGTTCACGACACGCCAAACGTTGTGGTTGTGCGCTCTAAGCTCAAAGACGATTCAGAGGTAATCGGATCGGCTGAGAACGCCGATCCGAACAACCCGTACAGCACGGCGGCGCGTGGGATGCGCATAGTGCGGTTCGAGGAGGTTGAGGGGCTTGAGACGAAGGCGCAATGCCAGGAGAAGGCTGAGGCGCTGCTGATCGAGGGAATGCAATCAATCGAGCGCCTTACGATCGGTCACGCAGGCAAGCGGTTCAACGCAGGAGATACCGTTGCAGTTGACTACCAGCGAAGCGGATTGAGCGGGAAATACAGCGCATACAAGCGCAGCGTGAAGGCAACTCCAGACACCGAGAGCGAGACAACGATGAGAAGGACGGTGAAGCTTTATGGCAACGTGGCGAAATCCTGATCAGCTCATAAAGGCGGTAGCCGATGCGCTAAAGCCTTTCCTGCGCAGGAATTACTGCAAGATAACCACTGGCAAGGTTACGGATACGTTCGATGACGGAACGGCTTCTGTGACGGTGAACGGAAGCTCGCTCATGGCGGTTCGGTGCTGCTCTTGCGCAAAGGGGAACGTGGTTCTGATCGTCTCGCAGGCAAGCAACCATTACGTCATCGGGGTAAGGCAGACATCATGATCGAATACGCTTTGCGGCTCGGAGTTGACAAGCCGATACAGAACAGGGCGGTAACGCTGAGGAAGGGCGAGAAGGGCAACGCGCGGCTCACTATGCACGTATACCAGGCAGCCGAGGAGCTTGACCTGACGCTCTACGATGTGGCGCTTTGCGTCATGCCGCACGGCTACGAGCTGCCATGCTCTGTGCTCAACGGCGAGGTCGTATACGAGGTCGATGAAACGCTTACGGCAATCGAGGGAGATTGCAGGGCGTATCTCCGGCTCTCGTATGACGAAACGGACGTGATTACAACGCAAGCATTCGACATTGAGGTAATGGAGGGCATCGCATGAGATATGCGCTTACTCTTGACCTGGCGAAGCCAGATGACGTTCGCACGATCAAGATTCGCAAGGGAGAGATCGGGTCGGTTACGCTCGCGATCGTTGTTAACGAGGACGGCGAGAAGGTTGACCTGACGAAGTACACGGCTGTACGCTTCTGCGCTTCGAAGCCTGACGGCGTGGTTTTCGAGAAGGTTTCCGTGATCGAGGACGGCACGGCAACGTACACGCTTCCCGCTTCCCTTGCTTCCGCACGGGGGAATATCAGCGTAGCGTACGTGATGCTTGAGAAAGAGGGATACATCGGCACCACGCAATGCGTCTGCTTCGATGTGCTTGATGCCGTCCCGACCGCGCAGGCAGAAGCTGTCTACGTTCCCGAGTTTGAAGAGTTGAAGGGCAAGCTCGATGATTACGTTGCCAAGTACGCCGAAACCTTCAAAGCGATCGAGCAGGCAGAAGCAGACCGCGCAACCGCTGAGCAGGGGAGGGCAAGCGCAGAAACAGCGCGAACAGAAGCGGAAGCAGCAAGGGCGCAAGCCGAGGAAGCGCGTTCTTCGGCAGAAAGCGCACGTGAAGCAGCGGAATCGAAGCGCAGCGCGGCTGAATCGAAGCGAGCAAGCGAGGAGCAGAAGAGGGCGGCGGCTGAATCTGGAAGGGTTCAAGCGGAATCCAACCGATCCTCGGCAGAAGGCACCAGAAGCACGGCTGAGACGGCGCGAGCGGAAGCGGAAGCGAAGCGCAAGGCTGAGTTCGCGGACATGATCAGCGCGGCGCAGGGGACGAAGCTTCACATCTGCGCAGACGGCGAGTTCGGCACTGACGGCGTTCCTACGCTTGCTGGCTCGCCTGGGATCATCTACCTTGTGCCTTTCGGGAAGCAAGGCGAGAACGACCGTTACGCAGAGTGGCTATACGTGAACGGCAAATGGGAGAAGATGGGCATCACAGGCTCTAGCTTCGATCCTATCAGCACCGACACCATAGACGCTATCGCAGGGGGAGCCACCAAGGCAGGTGACGAGGTGGTGAACACCACTGGCTTGAGCTACTTCTTCACAAAGCTGAGCGGCATCTTCTCAAGGATCGGGCATAAGCACGGCAAAGCCGACATTACCGACCTTGCGGACTGGGCGAAGGCTGATAGCAAGCCGTCATACGCATACAGCGAGATCAGCGGCAAGCCAACGACCTTCATCCCGTCTATCCACACGCACAGCGCAGAAGACGTTGCGGCTGGAATCCTGCCGATTAAGCGCGGCGGCACTGGTGCTGCAACGGCTCCCGAAGCGTTGGAGAGCCTTGGGATCACGGTAGGCACTGGCGAACCGCCTGCAACGGGAACCCCTGGCTCTATCTACATCAAGCTCGGGGGGGGCAGTGATTAGCACATACAAAGCTGGTGACAAGATCAGTGGAACATTCGGCTGCTTCGGCTCTGTGACATCAAGCAAGAAGGACGTGCAGATATCGATTCCTCTGCCAAAAAGCGCATACGGATTGTCATTTAAGGTCACATCGCTGAGCAATGCACAGATGCGATGCTGGAATGAGTATATAGGCGGCTATAAAGGCAACCTGCTGACGGGCGATGTAATGGGACAGAAGCCGACTGACGTAAAAGCCACCGTTCTAAACGGTGGAGCCGTGTTGTATATAACCGCGACGTATCCTAATGACGTTTTCGGCACAAACAACGTACCGTTTGCTGGCACGGTATCAATACAGGGAACGTTCTCGTAGTAGCGAGGTGGAATAAATAATTGGCAAGGCGTAAAACCGTATCGAGCGCGAAGGGCAATCTCGGCAAGCCGTCAGGCTCTAACTTCCAAGCGTGGGTTGAGATAGCGTATGGCGATTTCCCCTCTGCTGACGAGGTTGAGATTTACACGGTAGAGAACATCTACGTAACCGATGGCGATGAGAGCGCATGGGCGCGTATTAGCTACGAGACAGAACACCACGGATCGGGGACGGCATCGGTCGGATATACGGGCAGCTGGTACGGAGCGAGCTGGTCTTACCTTGGCACGTTTAAGAGAGGTCAAACCGTCAAGGCTAGATGCAAATGCTACTACACTGGCGGCAGCGGCAGAACGTACACCTCGGAAGCGTCCTGCTCGTACACGATTCCGCTGCTTACGCCTGCAACCGTATCGGTCGATAAGGACAAGGCGAAGATCGGCGATACGGTTACCGTCACCGCCACGGGCAACACCACGGGAGAGAGCAACGCTTGGCTGTGGAACCTGGTTCCCGTGATGAACGCAGCGGAGGATGACAAGCAGCCTGTTGCCGATTGGGTCACTTTCGACTGGGGAACCGCTGAGCCAGGAAGCTCGCGAGTTGTAAGCGCGAACGATGAGACGATGACGTTTACGCTTACGGTTCCATACCAGTTCAAAGGTTTTAAGTATCTTTGCTTGAGGGTCATCCAGTATCAGGAATGGTACGGGAACACCTTCGATTGCCCGTCTGAAACGCTGTATGTTGACATCAGCGGAAACGGAAGCAGCGTCACCGCCTACGGCTCTGACGGCGCTGGTCTGCTATCGAAGATTCACGCTTACGGTGCTGATGGGAAGGTGTCAACGCCTGCCGTCTATGCGTACAACCAGGCGGGAGAGCCTGTGCAAATCCAATAGCCAAGCAAGCTTTAAGCGCATCGGAAACGGTGCGCTTTTTTTGCGCCCTGATACTGGCAGCGAAAATCAGCTCGAACGTTAACACCAGACAAAGGAGGAACAAGCGAATGGATGTTCTCTTCACGGCAGAGCAGCAATGGGCGATCTGGATCACGGCGGCGTTCGTGATCCTTGATGTTGTCTCTGGAGTAATGAAGGCGGCTAAGAACGGCGAGCTATCAAGCTCGAAGATGCGTGAAGGCTTGTGGCACAAGAGCGGCTATGTGCTGATCGTGTGCATGGCTATCTTGATCGAGATGGGAAGCCAGCATGTCGATCTTGGCTTCGACATGCCATTGATCGTCCCCGCCTGCATCTACATCATCGGCAGCGAGATCATGTCTATCTTCGAGAACGCCAAGGCAATCAACCCCGACCTCGACAACGGCAAGCTCGCACAATACTTCGAGCGGAAGGAGCAGCAGTGATGGCTGAGTACGAGACTGACAACGCAACCGAGGAGGAGCTTGCGGCGATGCCGAGCGAGACGGTTACAGACGAGGAAATCCCAGATCAAACGGCTGAGGTGTTGGAAGGGGGAGAAGATGGCAACTGCTAGCGATTTCGTTGCCGTGGCTGCAAGCCAGATCGGCGTTAAAGAGAACCCCGCTGGAAGCAACCACGTAAAGTACGGCGAATGGTACGGCTTGGACTACAACCCTTGGTGCGATATGTTCGTTTCCTGGTGTGCTGATCAGGTGGGCGCTTTGGGCATTGTCGGAAAGTTCGCCTACTGCCCCTCGCACGTCAACTACGCAAAGAAGCTCGGGCGTTGGCTCGACCGCGAGGAGAAGCCGCAGAAGGGCGATATTGTGTTCTTCTCGAACGGCTCCCGAGCCTGCCACGTGGGAATCGTTGAATCGCGCAACGGCTCCGCAAGCGTGACCACCATCGAGGGCAACACCTCGGTAAGCAGCAACGACAACGGCGGCGCAGTCATGCGTAGAACGCGATCCTACGGAGTTAAAGGCTCCAATTGGTTCATCATGGGGTTCTTCCGTCCCGCATGGGATGGGCAAAGCGCGAACATTCCTTCTCCCGAGCCTTCGCAGGATTCGACCAGCAACAGCGGTTGGTCGTTCTCCGATTGGGTGCGCCGTTTGCAGCGCGAGTGCAACGCTCAAGGCTACTCGCATCAAGCGGTCGATGGCATCCCAGGCACCAACACGCTGAACGGCTGTCCTCAGCTTGGGCGCAAATCGCGCGGGAACATCACGGCGCTGATGCAAGAGCGTTTGATTGTCCTAGGCTACAACTGCGGATCGTGCGGAGCTGACGGCATCAACGGCAGCGATACGCAGCGAGCTGTAAGGGCGTTTCAGGCTGACAACGGACTTGACGATGACGGGGTAGTTGGGCGCAATACATGGCGCAAGCTGCTTAACCTTTAAGCGCGCCGAACCGCGCCGAATTGCGGCGAATCACTTAAAAGATTCAGCTTGTCACTAAAAGCTTTGAGTGAGGTTTTAGTGATAGAATCGCGCGAGAAGCCGCCTACGCCTCTGGCGCAAGCGAAACCAGGCGGCAGCCAATAAGGGAAGGCACCCCAACGGGTGCCTTCTCTTTATTTTGACGAGAACGAAAAGGGTACGCGTTCAATGCGTACCCCTGGCGATGAGCAGGCATTATCAGTTGTTAGAGGGATGTGGTCATTACTAATGACCACATCATAAAACGCATTGATCGAGCGCCTCCGTGCAATGGTCTTCAATGCTTCGCTAACATGAATGACTTGACTACGTGTATTACACATACTAATATTACAGATCGATGAAGGAGGTGACACATGGTTGTTTATCCGTCGAAAAGGAGATACGACAAAAAGAATGTCGTACGTGTATCGGTTGCTTTTAACCGAAGCACAGAGCCCGAGTTAGTTGACTATATTGAATCGATCGACAACAAGTCAGGGCATATCAAAGATCTATTAAAGGCGGAGATGAAAAAAAGAGAAGATAAATAGGGCACCCCTAAAGTTTGGTCGCAGAAGGGATGCCCAGAGTTGCGGCAGGCTTGGCCTGCACTAAGGAGCATTATATCAATGTTGGAAGCATTTATAAGAAATGCAGCTCAAACCTATGAGCACAAGCAATTTGGCAAGATTCGCGTTATTGAAAAAGAAGGAAACCCCTGGTTTATCGCGAAAGACATCTGCGCAGCGCTTGGACTTGCCCAGGTTTCGCGGGCGATTCAAAAGCTCGATGAGGATGAGGTTACTACTAGTAAGGTCATCGATTCGCTTGGTCGAGAGCAAACCGCGAACGCTATCAGCGAATCCGGAATGTACTCCCTCGTACTGGTAAGCCGCAAGCCTGAGGCGAAGGAGTTCAAGCGCTGGGTTACGCACGAGATATTGCCGTCAATACGCAGACATGGCGGCTACCTCACGCCCGAGAAGGTGGAGGAGGCGCTGACCGACCCCGACACCATCATCCGCCTTGCCACCAACCTCAAGGAGGAGCGCGCCAAGCGCCAGGAGCTGGAAGCCGAGAACCGCGAGCTTGCGCCGAAGGCGCTGTTCGCCGACGCGGTGGCGGCATCCGACAACACCATGCTGGTTGGCGAGCTGGCGAAGCTGCTGGCATCGAACGGGATCAACATCGGGCAGAACCGCCTGTTCGCGTGGCTCAGAGGCAACGGCTACCTGATGAAAGACGGCAGCTGGAAAAACATGCCCACACAGCGCAGCATGGACATGGGGCTTTTCGTGGTGAAGGAGACTGCAATAGCTCACGCGGACGGGCACGTCACGCTGAGCCGCACGCCGAAGGTTACGGGCAAGGGGCAGCGGTACTTCGTTGGCCGCTTCCTCGACTCGTCCGAGGCGGCGTTCGACTGCTCCATACGCAAGATGCTTGACAACGAGCGCAAGGGTTAGGCTCGGCTCAGTTCGCGAGGGCATCGGGTTTTCCCGATGCCCTTTTTCTCTTACATGAAAGATCGTCCCGCTTGCTTAGATCATCAATGGAAGCGGAACGAATCTGGGAAGAATCGCTCCCGTTTTTCTGCTCACGGTCTTCTTCTCAGCGCAAGAATCGGCGTTCCCTCAGAACCATCAGAACCCTCAGAACCATCAGTAAACCCGATTCAACTATATTGGCGATAGTTGCGCGAAATCATCAACGCACTTGATAAACGCAGCTC